ACGTTGCTGTTTGGTATGCTCGGCATAGGAACGTTGAGGACCGTGGAGAAGTTGAAGAAGGCAAACTAGTGATGTAATATTGGTGGTCTTTGGAATAAATTATGCCAAAGGATGATATTATAAACAACCTATCGCGGGATGACATGAAGGCCCTCTTGGCTGAGTGTTACCTCAGTACGAAGGTAACTGCAAAGATCCTCTTCCCAGATCGCTTTCATTTGCCCTTTAGTAGTCTCCATGATCAGATATTTCAGGTCTTGGATGATCCCAGTATACAGAGGGCCGTGATCCTCGCGCCTCGCGGATTTGGGAAGACTAGTACAATAAACCTGGCATATCCTGCGAAGAATATCCTATTCCAGGACAAACGCTTCATCGTACCAATAAGCAACACAGCAACACAGGCGGAGATGCAGTCGGAGAACTTGAAGAATGAGCTTCTGAGTAATACGCTGATAAAGAAGATGTTTGAGCCGATAAAAAGTAATGTATTTAGCAAAGAGATGTGGGTCACGAGTACTGGCACTGCAGTAATGCCTCGTGGTAGGGGACAGCAGGTTCGTGGCATTCTATTTGGCAATCATCGTCCTGACTTAATAGTGTGTGATGACCTTGAGGATAGCGAAAGTGTGAAGTCAGAAGAGCAGAGAAAGAAGGTCAAGGAGTGGTTCTTTGCTGATGTGTGTAACTCTGTTAATAGAAGCAGGAGTGATTGGAAAATAGTTGTGATTGGAACGCTCTTGCATGAGGACAGCCTACTGATGAGTTTGATAGACGATCCAGCATGGCACACTCTCATAATCGACTTGTGCGACGATAATTATAGGAGCAATTGGCCTGACTTTATGTCTGACGAGGCCATTCGGAAACTAGTTGATCAGTACCGTCATCAGGGGCTTCTCGATGTATTCTATCGCGAGTATAGGAACCAGCCTGTGTCAAAGGAGACTGCCAAGTTCAAGCAGGAATACTTCAGGTATTACCTTGAGACAGACGAAGAATTTTTGGGTAAGAAGAAGCGTCTCGAGAACATAGTAATATGCGATCCTGCAAAGACCGTCAAGCCTGATAGCGCAGATACTGCAATAGTCGGTCTTGGCATAGATGCAAAGGCGCCTGCTGTCTACGTAAGGGATGTTGTTGCTGGTAAAATGTTTCCAGATCAACTGTATGACGAAGTCTTTTCTATGGCAGACCGCCTCAGGGCTCGTGTCATAGGATTGAAGGTAACATCTTTGAATGAATTCATAACTTATCCATTCAGGACTGAGATGGTGAAGAGAGGACGATTCTACGATTTGGTGGAAATCAAGGAGCGGGCTAGCAAGGAGGAGAGAGTAGGTAGTCTTGTCCCATTCTATCGCCTTGGGTACGTTATACATAATCGCACTTGCTGTGATGCCCTTGAGGGGCAACTGATGTCTTATCCGAGAAGCAAGAGATGGGACATCATGGATGCGCTTGCTGACATTGTAGAGATGCTCGAGATGGGTGAGCGCTACTTCTCTGCGCCAGAAGAGGCAGATAAGGACATAGAGGATGAGTACAAAGAACTCGAGGATGAGTTCGATCAGGATGAGAGGATGCCTCGTATGGCTGGCTGGAGGGCGATCTAATGGCAGTGCGTGAAGTCTGGTTTGGCTCAATGGGCCCTTATATATTCGATGACACTGGGCAGTGGCCAGACGGAGAGTATAGAGTGGGCGCAAGAGTGCCGCAGGTCTTCCTTGATGATGAGCCGACGGAGCCGGAGCACGCAGTTCGACTTAGTACACTGGGAGATTATCCGACTGAGTCAGAGGTACAGAGCATCGTCCTAAGTGAGGGAGTCGTCAGGAGTGGTATCGACAGTGGTCTGGAGAGCAAGGTCGGAAGCACGGTGATTGCAGATAGTGCTGCTGATAGTGAACTGCAGAGTGGTGTTGATAGTGTTGTCATAGGTGCAGGTGGCGATACAAGTGCGGTGGAGAGCAAGGTAGAGAGCGCTGCGTCTGCTTGCGACAGCAAGATAGCGAGTGATGTAGCAGCGAACTCGATCTCTGAAAGCGCCTTGGAGAGCATGAACACGAGTCATGTGTCTGAGGTTGATAGTAAGGTCCTGAGTAGCTCTTTGGTAGATAGTCTCGTAGAGAGCGAACTGCACAGTCGAGTGGATAGCGTCTCTCTGGGCACATCCTCAGTGGATAGCGTGGCAGATAGCTACGCACTCGCAGAGAGCTCTACCAATAGCACAATAACAAGCAAGACGACAAGTCTCGCATCGCAGACGAGTGTGATCGAGAGTAAAATGCTGAGTGGAGTATTTGAATAATGCACCCTTTGGCACAAATTATGCCATAGGAGAATGGAGAGAAGAGATGCCAGCGATCATAGATCCGAATCCGAAATCGCTTCAGGTGACTACCGACCTGGGGTACACATACCCTAGGGGGAAGGACATGAGGCCAGGGAGCCCACTTCATCAGAGGATAATCACAGAGGTATATGCGCGCGCCCTCGAGTCCCATAATGAGATGAGTAAGAGATACTCATCATGGAAGCTGATCGACGAGTCGCTAACTGCATATATCGACCTTGACACGGCAGAGGAGAATATCAAAGATGCCGATGCGCGCAAGCCAGTGTCGATTGTCGTCCCTTATACATACGCGACACTTGAGACACTCCTGACGTACTTCGTCATGGCCTTCCTTGATAACCCCATCTTCAGGTATGAGGGTACAGGTCCTGAGGACATGCTCGGAGCGATCATGCTTGAGAAGGTGATTGACCAGAACTGCCAGAGGGCAAAAGTGGGCCTCAATCTGCACACTATGTTCAGGGACTCATTCGCATACGGCTTCGGCGTCGTCCATCCGACCTGGGTAAAGGAGTGGGGGTATAAGACAGAGACTGTGCCTGATGGCTTCCTCTCGCAGATCTGGGGGCAGTTCATCCAGACTGGCACAAAGAAGCAGAGGCGGGATGTAGTGTTGTATGAGGGCAATGCGCTGGCCAACATTGACCCTTACCTCTATCTCCCAGACCCTAACGTGTCGACACATGAGCCGCAGAAGGGCGAGTTCGTAGGTTGGGTAGAGCCGACTAACTACATGGCCCTCCTTCGGGAAGAGCAGATGTCTGCTGGAGAGATCTTCAACGTGCAGTACCTCAAGGGTAGTGGTACATCAGGCACGAGCGTCTTTAACAATAGTAGGCAGGACTCTGGTAGGGAGACGAAGGTTGGTGCTAGTATGGTCAACGCTGCGTCGACTAATCCAGTTGATGTTATCTATATGTATATTACCCTGATCCCCTCTGACTGGGGACTGGGAGACGGGAGGTATCCAGAGAAGTGGCTCTTTGGTATGGCAGCTGATAAAGTGATCATAAAGGCGAAACCGCTTGGCCTAGACCATAATCGGTATCCAGTTGCTGTCTGCGCACCTGACTTCGATGGATACTCCGTTGCGCCCATCGCACGACTTGAGATGCTCTATGGGCTGCAGACAATCCTCAACTTCATGATGAACAGCCACGTGTCTAATGTGCGTAAGGCGATCAATGATATGCTGATTGTCGACCCTAGCCTGATCAATATCCTCGACTTGAAGGATCCTCAGCCTGGGAAGCTGATTCGCATGAGGCGTAGTGCGTGGGGTAGGGGGGTAGAGAATGCTGTGAAGCAACTGAAGGTGGAAGACGTAACGAAGCAGCATATCTCCGATAGCGCATATATCATTGATCTATTTCAGAGGTGCAGTGCTGCCGCGGATAGCATCATGGGCATCATCGAGAGGAAGGGTGAGAGAGTATCAGCTGCCGAGGCCACTGGCGCACGTACAAGTGCACTGAGCCGGTTGGCCAAGGCAGCGCGCATTGTCTCTCTCCAGGCGATGCACGACATTGGCTATATGTTTGCCTCCCACACTGTTCAGTTGATGGAGAAGCCTCTATGGGTCAACACATCTGGACGTTGGGGAGAGAAGCTCGCTGCTACGTATGGCGCAGGGGTAGAGAGGATACAGGTACTTCCAGAGAGCATAAATGTCGACTTCGACCTGATGATGCGAGATGGAAGTATGCCGAGCGGCGAAGGGCAGGTGTGGACGGACCTCTTCAGGACGATCACACAGCAGCCTGCCCTCCTTGGCTCCTTCGATGTGGTGCGCATCTTTAAGCACGTAGCGAGGATAATGGGCGCGAAAGACGTTGACGAGTTCATCATACAAGGTGGGATTCCACCCATAGACCTGGTGCCGAGGCCTGACGCAGAAGTAGCAGCGGGGGCTGCTTCTGGCCGATTGGCACCTATTGGAAAGTGAGGAGGGGCTATGGCAGTAACAGAGAGGATGGTGTCTGACTTCAAGGAGCATGCCGTATGGAGGCAGTTGGAGAAAGACGTAGTGGAGAGGATAAGTGTCTTGAAGGAAGAGCTGACGCTCCTTGACCCGAAGGTGCAGATGACGGAGCTGTGTCGCCATCAGGGAAGGATTGACGGGATGCTCTTCATTATTGGGGCACTTGAGGACTATGTGATGGATAGTAGAGTAGCTGCCCTCGAAAGGGAGCAGAATAAAAAGAGGGAGGAAGAGATATGACTTTACAGAGCGAACTGGACCTTATGATTAATGATGCGCCTGCTGGTGGGGAGCCGCCAGTGGTACCTGATCCACCGCCTGCTACACCTATGCAGACGCCTGCAGAGCCGCCTCCGGCTGAGCCGCCTGCGGCAGAACCACCTCCGCCGGCTGAGCCTCCGCCTGTGGAGCCGCCACCTGCTGCTGAGCCTCCGCCTGCTGCTGCACCTGTACAGACGCCTCCAGCAGATGATATGGCTGCTCGCCTTGATGCATTAGTGGCGCAGAATCAGGAGCTCATGCGCCAGCTGAATGAAGTGGCCAAGGGGCCTGCTGCTCCCACACCTGCTTCAGCAGGAACGCCAGCGGCTCCAGCGGGCACACCTGCTGCACCTGTGCAGAAGCCTACGTTCCTCGCAACAGAGGATGATCTGAATAGTGCGCTGGACAAGGTGGAGAACTTCAACGCCCTTCTTGAAAAGGTCGTGGAGAGGGCAAGGAAGGAAGCGGTTGAGGAGACCCTCCTCAGCGTTCCGCAGCTGGCCACACAGTTAGTCAATCAGCAGATGACTCTCAGACTGGCCGCGGATGAGTTCTATAGAGTGAATAGTGACCTTGAGCCCTATAGAAACTTCGTAGGGTATGTGACGAATGAAGTAGCCGCAGCGCACCCAGACTACGATCTGAAGACGCTGCTTGATGAAACAGCAAAGGAGGTGAGAAAGCGTATAGGCGTGTCTGGAATGGCTCCCGCTGCCTCTGGGCAGCAAGCCCCACCCAGTGCACCTGCGGCCGCTGGGCCTGGAAGCCCCGCGTTTGCTCATGGTGCCGGCGCTCGACCTGGTAGAGCTGCTGGCTCTGGATCATTAACTGGACAAGAACAGCAGATCATGGATCTGCTTCAGGACCTATAGAAAGAGAGGTACAATATGGCGAGCTTGGATAAGTGGCTGTATAATTTTGCGAAGGCGCAGAAGGTGCCACGACTTAAGCTCACTGGGTACTCCCGCACGATAGGGGCGACGACGGTTACGAGCCTTCTCGAAGATGGCAATAATCATATGCTCCTGTGCAGTGGTACTTCAGTGCCGAGCGGCCTTGACTATTTCGCAAAGGGCTGTCTGTTTATCAAGACAGACGCTGCTGCATTAGCCAAGGCTGTGTATGAAAACGTAGGGACAGCGAACTCTTGCTCCTTCAATCTGATGGGCGAAGTGGCAGCGTCTGACATCCCTCTTACTCCCGCAACCATCTTGGTTGGGAACGCGAGTAGTGTCGCTGCATCCGTCGCGCTGACTGGCGATATGAGTCTGGATAGTAGTGGCGTTATCACAGTGACTTCGCAGATGACTAGTAAGATCGAGAGCCAGGTTGATGTGAATGTGTCTGTTGTTGATAGCAAATTGACTTCTGAAGTAT